ATGGTGAGTTGTTGTAAGTAAGGAGTGTCGTACCATTGTAAACTTTTAGATCAGCTACTGCAAAAAACTCAAAAGGTACAGAAAAACTAGTCTGTCCAGACGTAGCTGTATATTGTATTCTAGGTGTTGTATCGCTTATTTGTAGTGCCATTAATATATACTCTTTTCAAAACTATCAAATATACCATCTAGATACCATATGTTATTGAGAGGTACAAGTTTTCTTATTCTTCTAGCTGTATGATGAGAATGTCTACCTCTACCCCAATCATATAATATTTCTGCTGCTGTACCTATTGTACTTGCTACTGGTGTTATACTTCCAGCTTTTGTTTTTAATGATGTTCCATAAGGTCTACCTTGTCCTAAAAATGGTCTTAGACCTAATTGATTATCTGATAATGATTCTATAATTCTATTTACATCACCAAATATACCAAAAACACCACCTCTTTCAGCACCATCTAATATTCTTTCAGTTAATGATTTCTTACCATAATCTTTTCCATAATCTTCGGTTCTGCTTTTGTCTACAATCATACCAAATGCTGTTAATGCAGCTATATCTGTAATTATCTTTTGATCTTTTCTTTGCATACCTTTGATTAATAGTTTTCTTGTCATATCAAGACTAAACTTTTTATATTGAAAAAACAAAGAACCCACTTCCGTATTCGCTATCATAGGTGCAGATCCATCTCCAGGAGTAATAATTAACTCATCTACATAATCATTTAATGCTTTGTTAAATTTAAAAGATGTTGTTGCATCATCCCATAAATCAGAATTAGCTACACTAATTTTTTCGTAATCCCATTTATTAGCACCTGGACCATATCCTTTTTTGCTATAGTTATCCCATATTTTAAAAGCATCTGCCTCACTAATACCTTTTTGATTTAAAAACATTCTTTCTACATCAGTAGCTTTACCTGCCACTACATTAGAAATCTTTATTAATAAATCATCTCCTCCCCATAGTGTTGCATATGTTTTTGTTATTGTTGTAAATGCGTTTTGTAAGTTTCCGTATTGAAAATTCAATGCACCTAATTTCTGTAACTTAGATTCTAATCCTACAAAACTTGTTTGAATAACATCATTACCAGAAAGTATCTGCGCTCTAGAAAATTGTAATACTAAATCATTTAATTGACCTAATTTTTTACCTATAGGTTTTCCTACCATGTAAGTCTTTCCTAATCCTTGACTAAAGGATTCAAATATTCTTCCAAAGTTTTGTTGTAATCCACCAATCGTAACTAACCTTCCTAAATCTGCTAAAGCTGAAGCACCTGTTAATTGAGTTAATGTATTAAACAATTTAAAATTTCTTATAGCTGTAGACCAGAACCCATGTGGATTATCACTTAATCCATAAATACCTTTTCTTAAATCTCTTAACTTTTCTAATCTATCTAAAATATTATTTCTATCTTCTAGTTTTATTTTGCCTTTAATAACCATATCTTGTAATTCATTAGCTACTTGATTTAAACCTGGTGCATACCCCATTTCTTTAATATCTCCAAACCAACCATATCCTCCTGGATCACCATATTTTTTTGTCATTACAATATCTGGAGTCATTGATCTAAAATAAAATGAAGTCAATGTTTCTATATTTGTTTCTATAAAATCACCTGCAATTAATTCATCTAAAGTTGCATCATCTATCTTTAACATTCTTTGTTTTAAAAACTTACTTGTAGGACTAATCTTCATTTTATAAACAGCATTTGCTTCGTCTAAATTTTCAAATGGTTTTTTAAATGGATTATATTGTTTAAAAGAATCTAAAATATCTTCTACATCTTTTGGGTCCATATCAGCTAAAACTCTTTTCATCATTATTGCTTTAAAAGAATCAAAGTTTTGTTCTATGTTAGTTCTTTTATAAAGCTGTGGTACATAACCATCTATTAACTTAGACGTATCTTTCATGCTTTTTACTGTCATTTCCAAAGCATCTTCTAATTCTTTTAATGTCCATTCTTTTTTTGTCTTGGGATCTAAAATCTTAGGCTTTGTTTTAGAGTTTTTAAATCTAGCAATAGAACTTGTAAGCCAATCTTCTTTCTTAATTAACTCTATTAAAAATAGTTTTGTATCAATTATTTCTTGTTCATAAAATTTAAAAAACTCTTTTGTTCTTTCTGATGCAATACTTATATATTTTCTAGTAACAGTATCTCCTGCTAAAGACTTTCCTTTATTTCTTACAGCTTTGTAAACTTCTGTTTGGAAATCATTATACGATAACAATCTTTCACCAGTATCTAATTGCCTTGTTTTACTAAACATGAGTCTGGCTTTTTTAAAATATTTAATCTCTTTTCCTGTAAGTTCTTTTACATAATTAATATATGAGTTTTCTAAATTCTCAATTACGCTAACTAAATGAGGTTTGTAGAGTGTGTTCATTATTATCTCTACACTATCAGGTGCTGCTGCATATTTTTCAAACTTATGAAATAAATCTGATTTCGTAAGGTTCAATAAGAACTCTTTAGCTTTTCTAGAAGGACCGTTAAATATATAATCTAATCCAGATAATCCTAATTTTTCTAATCCTAACCCAGTAGGAACATATCCTAAATCTGAATCAGCAATTTCTTCACTAACTTTATTGTTAAACTTTATAATATTCTTATCTGATTCTATTTTTTTCTCTATGTCAGAAATTATAATAGAATCTTTTTTTTCAAACTTTTTTCTTTCATTCATAGAATCTAATATATATTGATTAACTTTACCTCTATCAGCTCTTTTAACTTTTTTAGATTCAATAATTTGTCTAATCTTAAATTCAATCCAATCATCAAATGATTTAAATCCATAAATACTTTTTCCCTGTAGATATCCAGATTGTAATTGTGAAGGATTAATACTAACAGTATTTGTTAATCTATCATAGATAACGCCAAAGTTTCTTATTCTAGTTTCTTTACCTTTTCCAGATGCAGTTACTACAATATCAGTTCCATAATCTTTTAATACGTTATTTGTAATTTTAACTTTTAATCCATCATATTCTCTTAGTATTAACCCACTAATATAATTAACTCTATCTTTAAAAGATTGTTTACCTTTAGGTTTTTCTACTTCCATATCTACAATTTTGTTTTTTCTTCTATAAGGATTTGTACTATTACCAAATTCTGTTTTACTGGCATTGTTCCATTCATCTAGTTTAGCTTTAGTATTACCTTCTCCTCTTGCGTCAAATTTGTCATACTTTTGAAATCTTTTAGCTATCTTGTTAATTACATATGCTCCAGTAAAAACGACAGCAGCATCACTTAAAGCTCTATCTTCATCAGCTATTTGTTTAAAACTTTCTTCTGCAACTATTCCTTTAGTTATTCTTGAGAATCCTTTTTTACCAGCAAATAAAGTTTTAACTCCAGGTGTCATTATTGCTAATTGAACTGGATCTAAAAAAACTTCAGACATAAAACTAGATATTTGAAATATTCTGTTTCTTTCATCTTTAATACCTTGTTCCCATTCAGCAATTTTGTTTGCAGTTTCTTCCTCATTGCCACTTGTATGTAGTTTTTTAGGTATTAAAAATTTTAAATGTTCAGGTACTTGAGGATCTGTATAAGCAGTGTACTCATCATCATCATTATTGTTATATCTAATTTCTTCTGCAATATTAAATATTCCTCCCCATGTTGTTTTATTTAAAAAACCTTCTTTAAGAAGTCTACCTGTTTCAGTTAAATTTTCACCTAAACTTTTTTCAGGTTCTGGTTCAATAGCTTTTCTATATCTTGGATTAATATCCCTGCCAAATTTAATTTGTTTCATAATATTCTGGACTAAACAAATATGTTAAAACTCTTTTTTGCATATCACCCATTTCTGGAAATAATGAATGTAATTTTTTTACATTCCCACTTCTTATTGCACTCTTTAATTTTTTCAAATCTGGTTTATATAAATTATAAGCATCTAATATAAATGCTACTTGTCCAGGTTTTGTTTCTAATCTTTTACTAAACATATCCATAACTGCATCTACATTTTCTTCTAATGTACCAAATGAATCTGGCATAGCAGCTTCTTCAAATATTGCATTATGTATATCTACAGATTGTCTTAATAAAAAATCTCTATCACTTTCATTTTCTTGTTTAAATGTATTTGTAATTATATTTGAAAAACTAAACGCATAGTCATTTGCTGTTTCTTCATAAACATCTATTAGCTTATCTTGGTAATCTTTTTGCAATAAATTAAAATTAGTATCGTCAAAAGGAATTCCTACAGTTCTCATTGAGTTCATAAACTTATTAACTAATGGTCGCATAATATATGGGTCCATATCAGTTGTATCTAAATAGTCTTGTGTTCTTTTTTCTACATATGTTTGGAAGCTAGTATTAAACATTTCACTTGGATTAAAATCCTTACCATTTACTTTTATAGAAATACTATCATCAGCATATCCGTACCTATCGAACTTCTTACTAAAATCTAAATTTAGTTTAACTCTATAATCATCTGTTCCATCAATTCTTTCTACTTCTAAACCACCTTGTTCTGCTAATTGATATAAATCTTCTTGTGTTGGTTTTGTTTCAATACCATTAATTTGAAAAGCATTTCTTAAATTCTCATCAGTATCATAATTATTTTCTACATACATATACGTAAAAGAAGATAAATGATTTATTGCTGTATATTCATCATCTAAGTTATGTACTTTTTCTAATGCGTCTTTTGCAAATGTATATTTCTCACCAGAGTTTGGTGCAAATCTTGTAGTACCAAAATCATCTTCATTAACCAACTGGTTCATAACTTGAGCTACTTTTGATTCAAATATATTTGAAACTATATCTTGATTTGTACCAGGACCAACTTCTATTGAAGTCAGCATTTTTGCTTTTTCATAAACTAAAGCATCTAAATTCTTTATATACTCAGGATCATATAATCTTTCAATTTCTTTTTTAGCACTTTCGCTAGTTTCCATAACTATTCTCATTGGAAAAAATGCACTATATTCTTGCTTTGATCTTACTCTATCAAACTCTTTATTTAAAAAATTTGATGTAACGCTATATCCTTCCATTCCTTCTATCTCATTAAAAAATTCTTTAGCAGGAGCTGTTAAAGCTATTACTCCTCCACTTTCTTTTGTTAGTAAATTTTTTTGTTTTATTTCTTGATTCTCTTTCCACTCTTTAGCTAAAGTAATAGGATCATAAAATTCTTTTAGTCCATTAAAAAAACTAAACATTTCATTTGTATTTTTATTAATACCTTCAAAACTTACTATTCCTCCATCAGTTAAACTATTCCATACAGGAACTGCTGTATCAAACCATTGATTAATAGCATCTTC